GATCTTTTACAACATAGATGTTTGCATAGTAAGAAAGCTTACGCTTTTGCTTACGAACAGTATCTTTATCTAACTCATTACCACTGTTCCATAATTCACGATTATACTCTGAAACAGGATCCTTTCCACCAGTTGTGGTTAAAGAGTTTTCAATATACCAACCACCTGGTCCTTGGAATGCATGAGAATACATTTTTGCCCAAGGAAGTTCTTCTCCATTAGGAGCAGGAAGGAATCTAAGAACGGCATAACCGTTACCTGTTTTGTCTACTTCAGGTTTCCAGAGACGGTCATCACCACCTCCTCCACCATTATTCATTTTTTCTACTTCTTTAACTAATTTCTGTGTTAAAGAACCAAGTTTAGATTGTTTCTTTAAAGATGCGAATGACATTCTTACCTCGTATTTTTTGAGATTTGGCTTGTGTGTACTCCACTATTCTACACGTCGGAACTTGTTTTGTCAATCTTTTCTTTCATTGCTATAATAGCATCGTTCATTTGTTTGAACACTACATTAACATCAACATCGGCAGGAAATCCTAAATCCTCAATTCCTCGTCTAATTTGTTTTAGCATTCTATCCGTTTCAGGATCATCTGATAAAGATAAACGAGTATAAAGAACTCTTTGTTTTTCCATTAATGATTCTAAAAGATCAATATGGTCTAATTGCTGCTCTTTATCCATATAGGCAAATTTAAACACATTAGAGTAAACCTCTTCTTGAAGTTCTTGTATTTCAGCCATTTCGGCACGTACAAAATTAGAATCAAAGAAACTCATAATGCAATCTGTTTTAGGATTTTTTTGTAATGGAATACATCTATATTTATGAACGGTTCATACTTCTTTAATTTCATACTGACGGTTGACCACACATAAGGATCTAACTTTTTATCAAAGTCTTTAGCATATCCAAGTATCTTATTGCATATTACTAAAGTCTCTAAACAAATATGTCCACCAAGATAATTCTTTAATATTAAAGGATGTCCCTTAGAACAATTAAACACATCATTTAGATCTCTACCATCAAATAGTTTATTAACGTCTTCTTTAAAAGTATAGGAAAGTGACTGATTTCTCTTTTGCCACTCAATATACTTATTTCGACCAGTTTTGATAATATCAGAAATATAGACCTTTTCAGGTTCTGCTCCCGAAGTGAAATTGGCAATAAAAAACTTTTCTATCTCTTTATCATCAAATTCTCTAGACATCTTCTCAAAGAAAAATCTATCTTTTCTCTGATAGAAGGAATTTAGTGTTAATCGGGGAAGTCTATTACCATACCTCAAATAGTCATATGAGTCTTTAGTAAAATGAGACTTCATAGCAATATACGTCTTATAGCAGTCAAATGGCATCATAAAAAAATAATAAGGATTTAGGTATTATTCTTCTTATCCTGAATCTCAGCACGTCTTGCTTTTGCAAGTTTAGTCAACTCCCCTAAAGCTTTACGTGCTCTAGTACCTGCGACTTTAACACCTTTAGCATCAAAGGATTCAGATTCTGTAATATAAGAGTTAAAAGACTCTACGATTTGTTCATGTAAGTTCATTTTCTTTATTTAAAAAAAGTAATAGGGCAAAAAATTGCGGAGTTTTTTTTCCGACTTTTTTGGAATTAAAAAACCAATTTCGCACGGGAAGTGCGTTTTAAAAAGTTAAGCTCTTGTGCTTCATACTTTAGTTTCTCTTTCAAAGGTTTGGAAATTAATTTAGAAACAGACTCTAAATCGATGCTATTCTTATCACAAAAATGAATGATAGCATCAATGTAATTCATATAGTCATTATCTCTAACAAGTTCTTCAATCTCTTGTGCAAATTTTGCAGGACAAAAAAACTTACTTGCCAATACCTTTTCTAATTCCTTTTCCGCAGACATAGTATTTAATACAGTAAGGTGCAATATTTTTCCTCAAATTATAATAATATTTTAACTTATAAAATCAATATGGTCAAGCAATCTCTGCCAATTTATCATCTACAAACTTCTTAATGTAATTTGATAAAAGTTTAATATACTTTGCTTTATCTCTCTCCTCATATACAACACAATCTCCGTCTTCACATGCCATAATAAGAACTAATTTCTTAACGGATATACCTGTTAATTCATGCAACATACAGGCATATGCCATACACTGAACGAAATAATGATCCACCCATGCTCTTGGTTTCTCTTTCTTCGATGTCTTAAAATCTATTATCGCAAGTTCTCCATCAAACTCTGCTATACAATCAACCGTTCCAGCAATTCCTAAAAAGAGACTGTAGAGTGGACCTTCCAGTGAGTAAATATTATTTATACGTTGTAGTGTAGGCTTAGCAATACTAAACAAATGATCAGATATAGGTAATGACTCACCAATATACTTTTCATTCTTCAAATGATACTCAGTAAGAGTATGAAAATCCGTTCCTCTTGCAGTAGATTGTCTTGTTATCTTATCTGCTTTCTCATTTCCTACTTTCTTTCTCCACTTAGCAAATATAGCTTTATTAAAATGACTAGTTACGGAAGTAATAGATACCAACTTAACTAATTCATCTTTATTGGGAACAGAATAATAACGAACACCATCTATAGTTTCTCTCTCCAAAGGAGAAAGATTCAAATCAACATGATCAAAGGTCATAAATTTAGTTGCATTTTTGCTAAGATGTACTCTCTACAGAATCCTGATCTGACAATATCATCTACTCCAAACTCTATTATATCAAACGATGGCATGATTTGCAATACCTTCATGAAGTCATGAATACCATTACGTTCATTCGTTTTAACTAGATCACTCTGTACTGCGTCACCACAGAACATAATCTTTGTATTCTGTCCTACACGAGTAATGATTGAATCAAGTTCATGGAAGTTAAGGTTCTGAAACTCATCAACAATGATGATAGCATTATCAAATGTGGTTCCTCTTATAAAGGAGGTACTCCAAAAACTTATAGTTCCTTGTGCTTTCAAATTACCATAGAGCATCTCAAAATCTGCCTCAGTGGGCATTTCAAACATATACTTTACCATATTCTTATAAGGAATCTGATAAAGAGTTGACTTATCCTCATGATCACCAGGTAAGAACCCAATCTCCCTTGTAGATACAAGTGACCTTACAATATAAATTTTCTCATAAGGTGTAGAAGTATCTAACACATCATTCAAAGCATTATAAAGAGTAATGAAAGTTTTACCTGTACCAGCACATCCATATGCTACAAGATGTCTATTCTGACTGTACGAATCATACAATCTTTTCTGGTTGTCAGTTAAAGGTTCAATGTCTCTTAACTTATCTGTATTAATTGGTTTTTTTCTTTTCATTTGCTTGGCCGTTAAACCAACACCAATTGGTTGTAAATCTGTTTTCTTTTTACGTGGCATAGAGTTATGAGAATGGTTTTACTTTAGATCCTGGTGCTTTTGATGCTTTTCGTAGAACATCATTCCATCCTGGATTTTTTCTAACCAATTTCTCTTGCCATTCTCCAACTTCTCCAACACCAGCAACCCCCTTAGACCAATCTTTGTCCCAATCAGGGTTCTCTTTTCTCCATATCTCATATTCTCCCATAGTCATGGAGAGTTCTTGAGTTTCTCCAGTCTTTAAGTTTTTCAAAGGATAAGTAGGCATACAATTTTTAATATGTACGATTATTTAGTCCATTCTAAAGCCTCAGAGACTGCGGGAAACTGTTTGGCAAATAGTCTCTTACATTCATTAGCAATATCCATATGTTCTTTCTGTGTTCCATGTGCAGAACGTAGATTGATATAATGTATCCAAGAACGACACGAACCAGTCATATAGATACGTGTTGGTGTAGCAAGAGGAAGAACAAACCTTGCACATTCTTTTGCAACACCTGCTTCTAACATCTGATTATATAATCCAAAGGCAGAACTAAACAGAGTATTCATCTGTCTATTAAATTTCTCAACCATCTCTGGATCTAAATCATCAATACTATTCTGTCTATTCTTATCATCTTGTCTACGGAGTTCAGGCAATTCAATATC